TTTCTCTGCGGAGTATTTTCCCCTTGACATTCCTCCGCAGATATAGTATAATATTGACATGAGTGAGAAAATGAAATATTTTTCAATATTCAGTGGGATTGGAGGATTTGAGCTTGGGATACAAAATGCTTTTTCTGAGCGACATAGCTCCGACACTCAGAGCGACAAACACCCGTTCCAATCAGAATCCTGTGTTGGTTTCTCCGAAATCGACAAGTACGCCACCCAAATCTACAAAAAACACTTCCCAACCCATAAGGAGTACGGCAATGTCTCAAATATCAAATGGTCAGATGTTCCAGATTTTGAATTACTTTGTGGGGGTTTCCCTTGTCAGGCTTTCAGCATTGCAGGCAAGAGAAAAGGTTTTGAAGATTCAAGGGGAACCTTATTTTTTGAAATTATCAGATGTCTCAAAGAAAAGCAACCCAAGTATTTGTTACTTGAAAATGTAAAAGGATTGTTAAGCCATAAGACACAAGTTACAAAAGATTTTATTTTAGATGGAATGACATTTGAATGTAGGGGAGCAATATGGATAGACAAATTCACACCAATAAAAGACTGGCAGATTTTGATAGACAATTTAGCAATTTTCCTAAAGAAAACCGATGGCGGAAATGGACTACAGAAGAAATTGAAATACTTAAACAACCAAATATTACAGATTTTGAAAAATGCAGATTACTTAAACATAGAACCTCTGCAAGTATTAGAATACAACGTAGGCGATTGGGTTTCTCTTCTAAAGCAGTTGTCTTTAATAGAGAATTTGTCAGTCAGGGATATACCTTTATTAGAAAGAATGGTGGTTATAAGCGGAAATGCAGAGATGTTGCTGAAAAAAAAGTTGGAAGAAAACTTAAAGCAACAGAAATTGTCCACCACATCAACTTTGACTCAACAGATGATAGACCTTCAAACTTGCATATCTGCAATTCAAGAGCAGACCATAATAGGATTCATAGAGAAACAGAGATTATTATCAAACAACTTTTGGGAAAAAATATTATTGAATTCAAAAAAGGAAGGTATTTATTATGCAAAAACCTTTAACATTATTATTCACCAACTTACAGAACTTGGGTATGACTTGCAGTGGCAAGTGCTTAACAGTAAAAACTTCGGTGTTCCCCAGAACAGGGAAAGAGTGTTCATTGTCGGACATCTTAGAGGAACACGTAGACCCGAAGTATTTCCTCTCCTCCGCAGCGACAGCAACCTTGTTTCGAGAGATACAAAAACAGCGAAACAGTTTGCCAATACAATTACCGGAAAATACGGAACAGGCAACGCCAGAGGAACCCACATCACAACAATGATTCCTTATGGTACAAGCCAAGACCAGAAAATATCCCAAAATATAAGCCAATCCTTGAATGCAGGACATTTCAATCAACCAAAAATACGTGCTGGATGCCGAATCCGTCGCCTTACTCCAACCGAAGCAGAGCGACTCCAAGGATTCAAGGACGGATGGACAGAAGGAATCTCCGATACCCAACGCTACAAATGCCTTGGTAATGCTGTAACATCTAACGTAATCACAGCAATAATGAGTAAAATTATATGAGTGAGAAAAAGAGATTACATGCCGGGGATATGGAGGTCACACTGGCCCGACATTTTGACTACAGGCAGAACCTCATAGTCCCAAATGTTTATTATGGCCTGGGGTTCTGGCACGAACTCGACCTCTTGATTGTGAGACCATCGGGTTATGCCGTCGAAGTTGAGATCAAGGTCTCGTTATCGGACTTGAAAGCCGACAAGAAAAAAAGGCATCAACACCACAGTAATAAAATCAAGCTCTTGTATTTTGCCGTCCCCGAGTTTCTTGAAGCCCAGGCCCTGGAATTAATACCAGAACGTGCGGGACTTCTTATTGTTTATCGGGAGGAAGACTGGGATTTTTATAGAGTAAGGAATTCTAATCCCCCGAGGATTCCTACAACCAATAGAACCGCGAGGAAGCTCACGGAAAAAGAGATAAATAAATTGGGGAGCCTTGCAACCCTACGTATATGGTCATTAAAAGAATGTCTATATCGACTACAAAGACAGAAATAACTATTTTCCCCTTGACATTGTATGGAGTATATGTTATAATATAAACATGGAAAGAAAAGACCAACCAATATCCATGTTTGTAGTAGAAGCATTTGATTACTGTGAATACCATCTAATAATTCTCACATGTGACCAGAGCCGGCACATGTGGCGATACTTCTTTGTAAGAAAACCAACGTGGGTTGACTTTGGAGACCGCTTAGAGTATTACCCCAACTCTGCGGAGGTCTTCCTTGTTCGTAATCCTAAACTTAGATTCCGTGTATTCTTTGATATATTTCCGGATGACATTGATGTTGACAAGCTCATTAACGACCTCCCCTACAAAGAAATCTACGGGGACGGAGCCATCTTTATGGACGGCGGGGGATTAGAGAATGATTGAACCCTCGGATCAAGAAAGAGCGGAGTTACCAGAGTGTACTCATGAGTATATCGCGTACTTGGAGGATGAAAACGCAGAACTCCGCAGAGTTATAAATGAAATGGAGAATGCCTAATGGGTAAGGGAGATCAGCCAAGGCCTCGGTTAGTATCTACTAAAGAATATAATCTCCGCTGGGATTATGCCGAGGGGAAAATAACATTAGCTACTTTTAATAGGCGATATAAAGCCCTTCTTCGTAAAGAGAGGATTTCAAAGACATGAAACCATACGAAGTAATGGTTGAGGTGACTACCCGATGGACAATGGAAATCCATGCCAATGACGAAACCGAAGCCCAGCAGTTTGCTGAGGACGTGGACACGGAAGACATAGAAGCCGCTGGTAATCATTCCGAGGTAATTTCCATTGAAGCCGTGGACGTCATAGAATTAGACCGGGATAAGGAGGATTAGTATGTATGACCCGAAACAGGGGAGCTATACCAAAGGAGAGTATGATAAACTCAAAGCCAAACTCAAGGCCAAAGGTTTAACGATAGAACTCATTAAAGAGCACGCCAAGATTGGTTTTGACCTGAACTTGCTTGCCTTAATAGCAGAGATCGAAATAGACCCTGAAAAATTTGAACAAAAGTTGAAAGGGGACTCCTGTGGATAAAGGGCAAGAATCTCTGGAAGTAGTTGTGGCCATGGCTGTAGTGGCTCCAGTTGTGGCAGTTGCGGCCCCATTTATTGCCGTTGTTCTTACCATAGCTCATTTACTCTGCGGAGGATCTCATCATGTTTAGTTCTGAATTAAGGGATATTCCCGGGTTTCCTAATTATGCCGTGACTCGTGATGGCCGGGTGTGGAGTAAGCCCCGACGATGGCATTATAGAAGTGGAATAAGAAAAGGATGTTGGATAAAACCTTCAATTCGTAAGTCTGGTCATTTAAGGGTTAATCTAAATAAATCAGATCATGAATATATCCATCGTCTTGTATTGAAAACCTATGTGGGAGAATGCCCAGAGGGGATGGAGTGTCGGCACCTCGATGGGAATCCCGGGAATAACCTTTTGAGTAATCTCAAGTGGGGAACTCACAAAGAAAATCAACAGGATTCTATTAAACAAGGAACACATAGTAGTCTTAGACAAGGGGTTAGAAATAACAGAACAAAACTTAAAGAATCAGATGTTAAAGTTATTAGGCACCTTAGGGAGGAAGCAAAATTCACCTACAAACAAATAGCTTGGCATTTTGATCTTACGTGGAGTGCTATTTGGCGTATTTGTAAAAGAAAAAGTTGGAGTTGTATAACATGATTTTAGACCTCCCAAAAGAATTTGAATTTGGATTCGGCCCACTGGTGGAACTCTCTTATTTGGAGACCGTGTTTGGTATCTCCCGGAGAACGGCGGCCCTGTACCTAAAGGCTCTGAGGATAAAGCCAGTGTATATTGGCAAGCAAGTGTTGTTTTCGTTGTCTACGTTGAAACGCTTGTTATTTGTGTTGAATCGTCCCGGGGGGCCTGGGTTTATATTCCCGGGGAGTAAGATGAAGAATAACCCCCGAGTAATCAAAAATCCCGAGTACCTTACAGAGGTCACTGACCGTATTTTGGAGCAAGCCGCTGATCCCTCGATCTTAGCGGAGATGGCCGGGGCTGCTGGTCGGGATAGTGGTATATTAAAACAGTTTATCCCAAAAAATCCTGTGGGGAGACCTCCGCAGAAGAAAGGGAAAGAATGACGGAGAACCTACCAGAAGTAAGGCCGAGTGTAGAGGATGTGTCGGCGGCTATTCTAAGTTATTCGGATCCCAATCTTATTGCCGGGGTCTTGAATCAGTTGGGGTGGTCTTGTAATCAAGAGATCATTGAGACCCTGTATATGGCCCGGCAGAATGAGAACCTCTCGGTAAAGCTCTCAGCGATTAAGCATTTACGCACGTTGTTAAAAGAAGCTGCGGAGGCCTCGGGACTTATAGGGAATGTGTCACGAACTATCCCCGGGGCCGATGGAAGCACTATGACTTTTAGTACGAAACGAATGACAACCGCATTAAATCCTGTCAAAAAAATAGATTCAAAGGAGATAATTAATGACGAAACAAAACAAGAACCAGAAACCAAAGATGTCGATGGAGGAAGCCTTAGAGAGTCGGACGTCGGAGCCGTCAGTGGACGAGATAACCCAGAAGGCGATGAGCGACATGAGGGCGGAGGATATGGTAAAGAATCTTCATCCGGAGGCAGTGGAGACTATATCGAGCCAGCCAGAGATGGTGACACAGGACATCCCTGTATTGAGCACCGACCCCCTACCAAAAGTCGAAGCCTCTACCCGGGAATCTCCGGAAATCCCTCCGCAGGAGAAACATAGTCTCCGAGAACTCGAGGACAGTAATCTGCGGAAACTCAGGGAGTATATTCATGGCCCCGAGATCTCGGTGAATTGGGTGCAGTTACAACTTACTCATCTCAGTAGGATTCCCTCGGCAATTCCGTCAATGACGCTGTGGGCTATATCGCCACAGGTGAATATTCCTAAAGCGGTGTATGCCATGCTATTGATGCCCGGGTATCTTGAGAATATATGGCCGGGGTTGAAGCTCGTTATGGGAACGAGCCAAGATAATGTTGAGTGGGCAACAGGGGTAGCCACCACTATGGCAATGTTTGATGTGATTAAGATGCTCCCCTATGCAACGAAAGAGGGAAATGATCTTACCTAAACCATATCCCTTGTATCCATTATGTGAGGACTATGATTCCCTCACCGCGGAGGGCCAACGACAGGCACGATTGGCTGTGTTGTGTGACCATTCTACGCCGATGAAGTTGGTTGAGGCCTGGGATTTTTTCCGGAAGGTCTATCTCGCGGGTTCGGAGCAGCAACCCTTCTATAAAGATGGTTTTTGCCCGAGTCCTGAATTCCATTCGGATATGATGTATGGGTTGGGGGCCTATGCCATGAATGCTTGGGCGGCTCCGAGGGGAAGTGCTAAGTCCACGGTAATGATGGAAGCCGCTATGCTCTTGGCTCTAACGAAGCCTCATTTTGAGACCATGCTTTTGTTCTCCACTGATCGACAAAAGACGCCGAGGTTCGATACCCTTATGGCCCAGTTCCAGAGGAATGAGCTTATCCTCGAAGATTTTGGAGTTATGGCTCCTAAACGAGGGACTATGATATGGAATCACGAGCATCTGCAATTGACGAATGGGGCTATAATTACGGGGCAGAGCGTGATGGGAAAGAAGCGTGGCGGTCGTCCCAGGTTGTTGTTCATGGATGATCCCGAGAACGATCCCGATTCGGATTCAGAGACTTCAAGGGCTGCTGTGCTTGAGAAGTTTGAGACCATTTTGTTTAAGCAAATGATCCCGATGTTGAAGCAGGGTTCTTGCCTATTTTGGATCGGAACTCTAATTGATAGAAAGTCCTTCTTATACCGAGCTACGACTGGAGATGATCCCAGATTTGATTTTTGGAATAGGGTTGTACTCCGAGCTATTACGTATGATAAAACCGATAAGGCAAAAGCCACCTTATTGTGGCCGGAGATGTGGCCACGTGACTTCTTGGAATCAAGACGGGAGGCCATAGGGGTTTCCGCATTTGCAAGTGAGTATTGTAATGAGCCCATTAGTGACCAAGATAGGATTCTTATAATTGATCCCCGGAAGAATGAGTATAGTGTTGACGGGGAATTTAATTGGGATAATCCCCTTCAAAATAGGAATATGGTTCAATGGAATGAGCGTGTCTTTAGTGAGGACAACGACCACAGAGTTTATCTGGAAATGGAACGCCCCTTTAATGAACTTGTCGGGCCTATGTTTAAGATCCTTCTCTTTGACTATGCCTATGGATTGACTTCATATCACGATTACTCGTGCATTGCTATCTGTGGTTTTGACACCCTCGGGGCTATGTGGGTTTTAGATATGTGGTTGGGTAGAGCCAAGGATGATACCTTAACGAGGCTTATATATGAGAAGGGGTTGGCTTGGAATGTAAGGATTCTCGGCATAGAGGCCGTCAGTATTCAAAAGAACTTTGCGGAGGCCGCTGCTGAGTATACCAGGGAACGCGGGGCGTTTGCTGGGGATTTATGGAGGCCCAGAGTATTTCCGATTACGTATCCTTCAAAAGAAACTAAGGCCCAGAGGATGGGATCCCTTGAGTGGCGATGCAATTCAGGGAGGCTAAAATATCCGGCCCATCTCCAGAATGAATGGCCATGGAATCAGCTTTATGCTCAGACCGCAGACTTCACAATGGATTTGGCCTTACTTCAACACGATGACGCCCTTGATACCTTGGGGATGTCTAAGCACGTCATTAAGACCAAGGGGGGGCAATTTAAGAGGGAGGTCGGCAAAGCTGGTTTATTGGAGCGGATTATTAAAAATCAACCTCTTGTGCCGGGGATGCCGGTGTTGTCCGGGGTTTCGACTTCGGCAATTACGGGTCAGATGTTGAATATTATGTCGCAGCAGAGAAGGAAACGTAATGTACAACCCCATCTGCGGAGGATCGAAAGACAAAAACCGAGGATTATAAAATGAATACCTGTAAATGGAAACAAGATGGTTTTAATTTGGTAGAACATGACTATTGGGAAACGACTTGTGGTAACTTATTTCAATTTTATAATAGGGGGCCAGAACAGAATCACTTCAAATTTTGTCCATATTGTGGCAAGCCTATCGAAGTAGTGGAGGATAAAAAATAATCAAATAGGAGAAGATATGCCATATATAGATTACCAACCAAAGAGGTTTAATTCCAAAAGTCTTGTGGTTATTGACACTGCGGAGGAAATAATCACTGAATATAGTACTGCTGGATATGATTTAACTCTAAGGCAATTATATTATCAATTTGTAGCCAGGGATTCCTTTCCCGATGAACGGAGATGGACGTGGACTGGAAAAAAATGGGTGCGTGATTCCAATGGGACTAAGAACGCCGATCCTAATTATAAATGGCTTGGTTCTATTGTTAATGATGCCAGGCTTGCTGGACTGATTAATTGGGAATCTATTGTAGATAGAACAAGATTTATACGGGAAAATTCACATTGGAGAAATCCTAAAGATATAATTAGGAGTTGTGCTCAACAGTTTCGTATTGATACCAGAAAAACACAAGAATATTATGTAGAGGTTTGGATAGAAAAGGATGCTCTGATTGGAGTTATTGAAGATACCTGTAAAGATTATGATGTCCCTTGTTTCTCATGCCGGGGGTATGTTAGTCAAAGTGCTATGTGGGAGGCCGCATGGTCTCGTTTTAATAGAAAGGAGAAAAAAGGGAAAAAGACCTGTATCCTTCATTTAGGAGATCACGACCCCTCCGGAGTGGATATGACCAGAGATATTCAAGACAGGATGAAAATGTTTAGAAGCTTAGTTAAAGTAAGACGTTTAGCTCTGACGATGGAACAGGTCTTAGAAATTGAACCTCCCCCTAATCCCGCTAAATTGACAGATAGTAGGTGTCGAAGTTATGTGGATGAATATGGGAATGAGTCCTGGGAACTTGATGCTCTTGAGCCCGATTATATAGTAAATCTTATTTCTGATAGAATAGAAGGCTTAACGAATCTATCAGAGTGGAAGAAACAAAAAAGGATTGAATTAGGGTACAGACAAGAAATTCTTGGAATAGTCGAAAATATGGGTTGAAATATATTGGTTTTCTGTTATAATAAAGATAGATAATATTGAGGAAAGATATATGGATACGATTATTCCGATGGTTTTGATTATTTTGGGTTGTTGTGCTGTCACGATTTATGTGCTTACGATAGCCCTTCGAGATGCTACGCGGCGGATTTCAGGGATGAATGAGCGGTTGATGATTTTAGTGGGAACCAAAGATGGGAATGACTCCGCAGCGAGGGCTTTAGTGGCGTTATCAAAACCTCCTATTAAGAAGTTATCGGGAGTTGCCCAAGAGGGGAAATCCGCCGTGAAACCCGAGGGTCAGATAGATGTAACCGTGGGATTGGGATAATAGATTATGCCACATGTTTTTACGTTGCCAACTAATACGACTCAAGCCGAAGAAGCCATTGCTAATCTTGTTTTACAGGGGCGGGATCGTAGGAATCCTCAAGCGATTAAGTGGTTGATAGCCAATTATTATCTACAGGGGATCCGGCAATTTTCGACCATTGATTACCAATCGGGGACGGTCACGATTTCTTATTTGGATCAAGCCGGGATTTTGAAGTTTCGGTATGAAGAAATTGTGGCCAAGTATCAGAGTCAGATGGGGCGGCTCTTGGGACTTGATTTGTCTCCAACTGTTAGGAAAAAAGGTATCTCTTTAGATGGGATGCGGAAGGCCAGTGTAGCTCAAGTCGTTTTAGATGCGGCTTTGCCGCAGGATAAAATTGATGAATTTGAACTGGATTTGCTGCCGCCGTTGCTAATGTATGGTACTGTGGGCGTTGGTCTCTGGATTGAGGGCTCGGATTCTCACGGGTTAGAGGTTATACCGCCGTGGCAGTTGATTCCCTTGCCGTTGGATGTCGCTGGCCCCACAGATGTTCGAGGTCTCATGCGGGTAAGGCCTGTTCCAGTGGAGTGGTTAAAGAATCTCCAGATTACACCGGGGGGGAAGAAAAAAGTATATAAGGCCATAGATAATGTCGGACTTCCCGTGGGTAGTATTCCCACGGATATTGATGGCATGGGAGACGGTTTGGTTGCTATGACCGCAACTGGGGGAGGATTCTTTGTCCATAGTGGTATGAATAAAGATGCTATGGATGGCGGAAAGCAGGGTAAGGGGAAGAAAGACGAAAAGAATATCCCGATTACTCAATTGGTGGAGGTCTGGACGGAGACCAGTGACGGGCATCTCGCGGAGTATAGGATATATGCCGGGATGTCGAGGTTCAAAGAACTGTATAAGCACGACCACACCGAAAATAAGTATCACATGCCCGTTAGAGTAATCCGAGATGTAACCGTAGGTAGTTTCTGGGGGAGAAGTTATGTTGACCAAATGATTCCCTTGAACAACGAACTTGAAATTGCGTTGTCCAGTGTATTTCAATCGGTGTCTGATTTTGATTTATACGGCTTGCTTATGTGGCCGAGTTCATTGGGGGTTCCGCCTTTAGCCAGGCGTGGTCAGGATGGTTTGAAGACTGTACAGTTTGACCCCGATTATTCGGTTCCGGAAACCAAGCCCTTTAGTATTGAACCCGCGAAGATGACGGCTCCGCAGTTACAGGCCGTACAATTGGCGTCGGGATTAATGGATAAGGTAGCCAATCAACCCGCTAAGATAATGAGTGGAGAGGCCCCCGGGAGAACGGATTCTGCGGCGGCAATTGGGACTTTATATGAGGCCTCGGGAATTCCGTTGTCTCCTACGGCTAAGAGTATTGCCGGGGGAGTGTCTGGTCTTTACAGGGCTTTGCTTAGGATTCTCAAGGATACCTGGACGGATAAGAAGGTCGTCAGTATTTCCAATTTGGATGATTCCCTGGCAGGGATTGTTATAGACGCAGAAGCCGGGACAATGCAGCTTTCACAGAATGCCATTCCGTTTCCCGATGAGGTCTCTGTTACGGTAGCCAGTGAAGTCCCTGTATCTATGGCCCAACAAAAGGCCGAGTTAAAAGAAGCCCTCGCAGAACAGAGAATTACTCTGGATGAATTTAATTGGGATGTCAGGAAGAAAGGACTTGATATCCCCGTTGGCGGAGAGGTTGAATATCAAAATTATCGCAGGGCTATGTTGGAAAATATTCTCTTATTTAACGACGGAGAGACCCCGGGGAAAGAGAAAATCATCGTTACCGATAGGGATATTCATCG